AAGCCAAGAACGCTAATAGCCTCCTTGGGTAGATGGAAAATATCACCATTTGCTCAAGGAGGCTTTTTTATTTTAAGGAAAGCATGAAAGATATAAGCGAATTTACATTCTCAAGCCCTCCGCCGAAAGGCCACCCGGATCTTGCAAAATGGGTATGGGGTCTATTTGAGGACAGTTTTTCCGAGAAAGAGCGTCTTGGTCTTATGGAGCGCTGGAAATCAAATTACCGGCTATTCCGGGGCAACCATTGGGGCGAAAAAGCTCGTAAGAACAAAGATAAGATCACAATCAATCTGTACTTTGCTAATGTGCAGAGGACCGTGGCGAATATCACGGCCAAGAACCCAGTAGCAGAAGTTGTGGACCTGGACGGCAACGAAGACCAGGCCGACCAAGTCCTTACCATGAAGATGAAAAAATGGTGGAACGAGACTGAACAGCAGGCGAAACTTAGCAAGTCTTCCTTGAACAATGAAAACTACGGCATATCAGTAGAAAAAGCCGTTTGGGATTCTTCCAAGAAACAGTTCCTTCCTGTCGTGATGGACCCGTATTCCTATTTCCCTGCCCCTGGATACTATGATGATCTTCAAGATATGCCATATGAGATTCACGCCTTTGCTGTTCCGGTGCATGAGATTAAAGAAACATTCGGTGTCGAAGATATTACTGCAGATGATGTGAGGACTATCCTTGGCCGGGAAGACCGGGAAGACGTAAGGCCCAATACAATTCTTGCGGATTCAGGCGTGGGAGTTGTTCTCAACCAGAAAAAAGACACGCCTCTTGTCAGTAGCGAAGGCAATAACGGAGAGGCTTTAGTTGTCGAGTGCTGGATTCGAGACAATTCCACAAGGCAGGTTGAAATCGGGACCCAGATCAACGAAGCCGGTGAAGAAGAGAAGATTGTTGAGAAACAGCTTATCTATCCGGACGGTGTCAGAGTTATCACAGTTTGCAATAAATCGGTTTTCCTTAATGACATGCCGAATCCGAATATCAATCTTGCCCTTCCATCTGATGTTGTCAACAAGTCATTTGCCTGGGGGAAGAGACCGTTCTACAAGGCCAACTCCTACGAAGATACCACAAGTATATGGGGATTTTCCGCAGCCGAGCAAACAGGGGACTTAAACAAAAAGATCAATGAGATTGTTTCCAGGATGGTGGCTTACTGCAATAGAGCATTGTTCCCGCCGCTAATCGTTGAGCAAGGATGCGGTATCACCAAATCAATGATTGTTGCAAGCTCAAGCAAACCCAATATGATCTTGATGCCGAATAGACCAAACGCCCGTATTGAGTTCATGCAGGTGCCTAACCTGCCGAGCAACTTCTTTCAGGTGCTTGATCTCCTTGTCAATTTCCATGACAGAATCTATCAGATTGAAGATGCCGACCGAGGAAAAGCCCCAACAGGTGTCACGGCTGCGAGTGCAATCGTTTCTCTCCAAGAGCGCAACGCTGTCTTGATCCGGCACAAGATCCGGGCAACAGAATACCTTTGCAGGATGCGAGGCCGGTGGAACATCTCTTTTATCCAGAATTTCAGTATCCAGCCTGAAAAAATCAAACTGCCCAATAACGAGCAACCTTATGAATTTTCCGGGATTGACCTGGCAGGCAGGCAATTCAATTACATTGTCGAATCAGATTCAACCGTAGCGAAGACCAGTGTCCAGGATCAGGAACAGGCAATCGGCCTGTATAAGATCGGCGGCATTGACCGAACAGCCATGCTCGACAAGATCAATTATAAAGACCGTGATTCAATCGTGGAAAGAATGGGAGAGACTCAGCTTGACGAGGCCATGCAGGTCTTGATTGCAGCCGGTATGCCCCAGGAAGAAGCGATTCAACTCAAACAATATTTAATGCAACCGCAGACAGGGCCAGCGGCACAGGGCGGGGGAAACTCCGGGCCTAAAGCTGGTGTGCCTAAAGCTGAACAAGGGAATGCATAATGCCAACTTATAGTTACCAGTGCCAAAAATGCACAAACCATTTCGATAAACTGCTAAAGTTAGCAGAATACAAAAACCCCCAAAGCTGCCCAGATTGTGGCGGGGAAACTAAAAAACTCACAACCCTTGGCGGGATTCAGGATGACTCTCCAGTGTGGCTGGACAATTCCGTAAGGAACCAGCTTCAAGACACTGACGGGCCGCATATCCCGATTACCACAAGGACACAATACAACCGGCACTTAGAGGAGAACGGGATAGTCGCAGACTAACCGCCCTTGCCATGCCAAAACCAGGGACAACCAGGAATGGCCCCACAGGAGTGTAACCATGCCAGATAAAGTTTTAGTCGGAGACGACATGCCAAAAGAAGAAGAGCCCAAAGAAGATCCGAAGCAAGAAGAGGCTGCCCTTGAAGAAGAACCCAAGGAAGAAAAGCTCTACGCCGGGAAGTTTAAAAGCCCGGAAGACATGGAGAAATCCTATTCAGAGCTTGAGTCAAAGCTGGGCGAACAGGGTAGTCGGTTGGGTGAAAGCGAAAAGCAGAACTCCGTTCTATCAAGCCAGCTTGAAAAGTCGCAGAAAGAACCGGCTAAAGAAGAACCCAAGACGGACTTCGATGCAATGCTTGCAGATGTGGCCTCCCAGATGGAAGAAGGTGACCTCTCCATATCAGAAGGGCTCACCAAGTCTGCCCAGATATCAGCCCAAATGGGTGCAGCCCAGGCGGTTGATGGTGTCAGGCAGGATCAGGAACGGAGAGTGGTCGAAGGGTCAAAGGCTCAGTTTGCAGAGCAGAACCCGGATTTCTTTGAAATGCAGCAGTCAGGTGCTTTAGAAGAGATTAAAAGTTCTCTTCCCGGTTTCCATGATGATGTGAGTGCTTTCTTTGCGCACAAGGAACAGCTTACCAAGGCAACCTTTGAAGAGCAGATGGAAGCGACCAGGGTTAAAGCGTTCGACGAAGGCAAAGCGGAGATGGCAAAACTGGCAGATGGTGACAAAAACACTCAAAAAGTCCTCCAAGGAGGCAAACAGGCAAATGAAATTGGGCGCAAAACAGGCCCGTTAAATAAATCAGAATTAAGGGATTCCGGCCTTGCAGCTTTACAAAAGGCAAGGGGCGGATAACCCGTAAAGGATAAAATAACATGGCTCTCGAGCTTACAGAAATTCAAGCAATCACAAATGATTATGTGGCAAAAGACACCCCGGATATTTATGCCGTGGATAACGTTCTTCTATACCTTCTTATGGCAGGCGGGAAATTTCAAGAATCACTGGTTACTGCCGGGGAACTGGTAGACGGTGGCGAGAAAATCAGGATTCCGTTTGAGTATGCCAGGTCAAACGCCGGTGCTTATGGGAATACAACCACTATTCCCCAGGGGAAAGTTGTAATCCTGAACGCTGCTCGGTTTAGATGGGCAGGCGCTTACGCATCAAATGCGATTGATCTTGACGATCAGGTCCAGAACACAGGCGATGCAATGTTGGTTGATATGGTTCAGACCAAAATCAACAGCATTAGGAAATCTATCAGGGACCAGCTCGGTGCTGATATTTTTTCCGCTGCCTCCACAACAAAGAACGTCCTGGGCCTTGGTGATCTGTTTGAGACCACCACCTCTACCGCCTATGGTTCTGTTGCCACAGACGATGTTGCAAAATGGGCAGCAAACGTGAACACAGACGGCGGGGCAATCACCTACAAGATCATGCAGGCGATCAGGCGGGATGCCAAAGTCGGGCAGAGTGTTGCAAAAAAACCCACACTGTATCTCACCACTGACCTCCTGAAAGACGGGTTTGAAAGAACCTTGCAGGCGAATGTCCGTTTCAGAAATGAGAAAATGGTGGATGCCGGGTTTGACAATGTTCTTTTCGGTGGCGCTCCTGTTGTGGCCGATGACGACCGTCAGACAGCCGGGTATATGGATGCACTGAACCTGAACCATCTCATGCTGAAAACCCATTCCAAGTATCAGTTTACAGATCCGAAATGGGAATATTCCAAAGAACAGCCCGACACAATGGTAGCCAACACCCGTTGGATCGGTCAGCTTTGTACTAACCATCGTTCTGCTCATGCCAGGTATACCGGATTGACTGAACCTTCATAACCAATACGGGGGAGAAATCCCCCTAACCTTTTTATAGTTTTTAGGAGTAAATATTATGGGAAACCAGATTAAATACAGATTCCAGCACAGTGCGGCTTTTGCTGCCGGTGCCTTAACCACTTATTTTTATGTGCCGTACAAATGCACCGTTGCGGATATTGCCGGGATTGTCCAGGCTGATCCTGGTGATGATGAGACGGTAACAGTGACATACGGGGCAACCGTGACCGCCGCTACAGCCATTGGCGTTTTGACATTCGGCAGCACCATTGCAGCCGGAGCAATCGGAACCTATGTGGCCAATACCACCACAGGGAAAACCGTTCTTGCCGAGGGGAGCTATTTGAAATTTGTCACAACTGCCGCAGCGACAGCAATTCTTGACATATCCATTGAGCTTGACCCCCACGCACGGACAACTTAACCC